GATAATTAATGCAATTTTTTTACGACGGACAGATTAGAAGATATATTACTCAAATAATTAGACTGATGAGTAATTTTTCATACAAAGATGGAGATGGTGGATTAAAAACTATTCCTGTTATGTATGGAGATATTTCAAGACAAGTATCACACATTATAAGAGATAATTCAGAAAATAAATTACCGTCTGTACCTAGAATGGGTGTGTATGTTACTGGTTTAGAAATGGATAGAACTCGTTTAGCAGATTCTAGTTTTATTAGTAAAGTTCATGTTAGAGAAAGAGCATATGATAGTGCTGGTAAAGAATATATAAATGAACAAGGTAAAAATGTCACGGTGGAAAGATTAATGCCAACACCATATACATTAACATTGAATGCTGATATTTGGACATCAAACACTGAACAAAAATTACAAGTAATGGAACAAATAATGATGTTGTTTAATCCATCTCTTGAAATACAAACCACAGACAACTACGTTGACTGGACAAGTTTAAGTGTAGTAGAATTATCTCAAATTAATTTTTCATCTAGAACTATTCCATTAGGAACAGAAACAGAAGTTGATGTTGCTACTTTAGGTTTTACAACACCTATATACATTTCACCTCCAACAAAAGTAAAAAAATTAGGAGTAATCACACACATTATTACAAGTATATTCAATGAGCAAACAGGAAATGTAGATTTAAGTCAAACTATGCCTGAACTAAAAGCATATCAAGATGGATATGAAAACAGTATTAAGTTAGACGACAAAGGAAGAGCCGTAAGAAAAGATACAGACTCAGTACAAGGAACAACAGGTATAGATCAAACCATTTATGTGTTAAACAGTGTTGCTCAAATTATTACTAAAGGTGTGATAGGCGGAGAAGTATGGACAGGTAATGTTTTAACTATACCAAATTATAAAAACGGATTAAGTAAAATTTATTTGAATAGAGAAGGTATTGATGCCCAAGTGGTTGGCACAGTTGCAGTTAATGAAACAAATCCATTCCAACTTTTAATTAATTGGGACGAAGATACAATCCCAACTGATACTGTAATTGTTGGCCCAATCACAACAAGTGGATCAGTTGACTTTATAGTAGATCCTACAAAATTTGATCCATCAACGGTCAAACAGAATGGAAAAAGATTATTGTTGTTAAAAGGTATTGGTGATTCTGATAACGAAGATGGTGCTGATGCTTGGAAAGGTGACAGCAATATAGATTTAGTTGCAGGTGCAAATGACATTATAGAATGGAACGGCACAAATTGGGAAGTTATTTTTGATGCCAGCACAATCACAGATCTCACACACGTTACCAATTTGAACACTGGCGTTCAGTACAAATGGAATGGTAGTGAATGGTTATTGTCTTTCGAAGGTGAATATCGAAAAGGCACTTGGAAGATCCAGTAGTCATATAATTACTTACATGAACAGTAAAATTGTAGGGTGTGGAGCACTCTTCTATACATTAGATACCAAAAGATTTTTGTTATTACATAGAACCCAAAGCAAACAAAATAATGTATGGGGACTTGTTGGCGGTACTACAACTTCAGATAAAAATTTATGGGACGGTCTTCAAAGAGAAATTAAAGAAGAAATAGGCGAACAACAAATCAAAAAAACTATTCCAATGGAAACTTTCATCAGTAACGATGAAAATTTTTTATATCATACATATTTGTGTGTGGTTGAAAAAGAATTTATTCCAACTTTAAACACAGAGCATGATGGATATGCATGGGTAACTTTTGGTAATTGGCCCAAGCCATTACACCAAGGATTGCGTAAAACTTTCCAAAATAAAACCAACCAAATTAAATTGGATACTGTGTTTAAAATGTTAAAATTGATCAAATGAAAATAATCGGAGACGTAATGCTAGATGTTTGGGTACAGGGCGATTGTACCAAAGTATCTCCAGAAGCATCCACTCTTGTACTAAAGGAAAGTGATCGTAAATACAATATAGGAGGAGCAGGAAACCTCGCTTTAAACCTGTCAAATCTCGGCGTAGACACGCATCTTTACAGTTCGGTGGGCAACGATGCCCCAGGGCATAGAATACAGGAAATACTGCTTAAAAACAATATCACATCATACATCAGTAACGATGCTGTAACCAGCACTGTGAAAACACGTATGATTGGTCCTGACGGACAGCACTTGTTGAGACTGGATCGTGAAGAACAATACACTGAATCTCAACCCACACAAAATTTATTAAAAAATTTACAAAAAGACGATATTGTTTTGGTAAGCGATTACAACAAAGGAGTGATCAACAACACACTCGTCAATGATATTGTTAATCTAGTAAAAAGAGTTTACGTAGATCCAAAACAAAATCCTGACTGCTATAAAAACGCATATTTGGTTAAACCTAATATGAAAGAGTATGAACAATGGTTTGGGAAATTTAATCCTAAAAATGCTGATCAATACAGAAAGCAATTCAATTGGAACTGGTTAGTGATAACTGACGGAGGTCACGGCATTCATGTTGTTGGCGACAATGAATACAAACACATCACTGGTGACGCTGTTGAATTGGCAGATGTTAGTGGTGCAGGAGATACAGTGTTAGCAATTATTGTAAAATATGTTGAACAAGGACATAGTATGACAGATGCTTGTTCTCTTGCTTTGAAAGGTGCAAGTAGTGTTGTACAACACAGAGGCGTCACTGTTGTTAAGATTAGTGATATAGAAGACACAATAGTTTGGACTAATGGAGTTTTTGATATTCTACATCAAGGACATTTAGAATTATTAAAATTTGCCAAAAATCAAGGAGACAAATTGATTGTAGGTATTAATTCAGATGATAGTGTTAAAAGACTAAAAGGCAATGACCGTCCTTACAATAGTATGTCAGTAAGACAACAACAATTAATGGAGTTGCCTTGGGTAGATCAGGTTGTTGTGTTCAATGAAGATACCCCACTAGAATCAATTAAAAAATATACACCTGATGTTATAGTTAAAGGTGGAGATTACAGTGTGGAAACCACTGTAGGTAATGAAATGGCAGATGTGAAAATTTTTCCAACTGTTAAGGGTTTTTCAACAACAAATTTATTAAACAAAGTTAATGGAACAACAGATAAAAAATAACAAAATAACAATAAAAAATGTTTTAAGTGATGAACATTTTAAACAGTTAACAGATATAATCATGAGTGATAAATTTCCTTGGTTTTATCAAAACAATGTTGTGGATTCACATCAATCCAATACAGAAGAAAAATATCAAATACAATTTGTACACAAATTTCATGAAGGGAGCAACATAGTGACAGGTCCTGAATTATGGAATATGTTGTTTCCTATATTTGCTGTGTTACAACCTCATACTTTTTTACGTGTGAAAGCAAATAATATTCCTGGACAAAATGAAATTGTAACTCACGGTATGCACTGTGATGTTAGTGTGCCATTAAGTTATACAGCAATCTTTTATTGTAATACAAACAATGGTTATACAGAATTTAAAGATGGCGATAAAGTTTACAGTGAAGCAAACTCTATGATTATATTTCCTAGTTATATGGAACACACTGGTAGTACTTGTACAGATACAAGATGTAGAGTTAATATCAATATTAATTTTGTTGCTGATTGGAATAATCAATTATTAAAACCCATTTTGCCACAAGGAGCAGAAGCAATTAATAACTTATGGAGTCATGTATGAAAATTTGTGTAACAGGTGCTGAAGGATTTATAGGAAAAAATTTGTGTAAACATTTGATTGACATGAATCATGAAGTTACAAAATTTGAATATGCTAAAAATAGTTTTCCTGATCCTAGTTTATATGATTGGGTAATACATCTTGGAGCAATTAGTTCAACAACCGAAAGAAATGTAGAACTAATTATGGATCAAAATTATGAATACAGTTTAAAATTATTACAGATGTGCGACACTATGGGAGTAAATTTTCAATATGCCAGTTCTGCCAGTGTGTATGGTAACACAAACAGTTTTGTAGAAAACGGTCCAGTGTATCCTCAATCACCATATGCTTGGAGCAAGTATCTATTTGACAGATTTGTTCAACAAGCAATGGGAGAA